CTCGTTTGAAAAACATGTTTGGCATAAACAGAACTGTTACTGCTGAGGATTGGGAAGTGTTTGCTGACTTGTTGGAAAGCGGCATTGTTGGCAACGGTCAAGCTTGGTCTGAAGTTACTAGCGCTGTCCTCGAGGGCAGAATGCCGTTAGAACGCACCAGAAGATACGGGTTCCGTGAGGGGTTGATGGCTGACCCTAACGGTGGTAAAGGCGGCTGGAACCCGTTTAGCGCCGATTTCAGACCCTTTGTGGCTGTTCGAACGCAGAACGAACGAGCAGAGTTTGTTTTGCGTGGAGCTCTTGGGTTCGACATAATGAAAAAAGGTGGCACTCGAGAAGACGCTATGAACGCCATCAACAAATACCATTTCGATTATCAGGATTTAACAAAGTTTGAGCGTGGAATCAAAGCGTTTGTTCCTTTCTACACATGGCAGAAAAACATTATTCCTGTGTTGATCGAATCGCTTGGCAAAAAACCTCAGGCTTGGACTGGGTTCTTGCGAGCGAAAAGAGCTATTGAGCTTGGCAGCGAAGATGAGCGAGTTAAACCTGACTATTACGCTGAGATGATGGGTATACGTTTGCCGTGGCGATCAGGTGGACGTTTCGGAGGCAGAATTTATGCTGTGCCTGACACGCCGTTTAGACAGCTGTTCCAGTTAACGAAGGAACCTACTTCTCCTGTTCGTACTGTCACTGGCGGTATTTATCCTTGGTTGAAGACACCAGCAGAAATTTGGGCGAAGAAACAGTTCTTTGCTGACATTCCATTTAGTGGAAGATACCAGCAAATTCCTTCTTCTTATAAAGCTATTCCTGGGTTGATGCCTGCTTTGGGGATGTTCGGCAAAGCGGTAAAAAACAACAAGGGTGAGTGGAAGATGAGGGATCACGACATTTATTTAGTTGAACAAATGTCTCCTATCTTTGGGCGGCATCGCAGATTGTTTGGTGATGAAGAAGCGAAGAGGCGTCGAGCAACCATGACGTGGATCTCGTTCTTATTTGGTGGCGGGTTCCGTGTGAACGACCTTCAAGAACGAAGAAATCAGCTTATCAAAGACCAAGTTCGCCATTCTCAAGATCTTAGAGATGTGGAAGATATTGAAAGGCGCAGAGTCTAACGGGACACACCTGCATACCCTGTAGTGAGATATGTAACTAGAACCGAATGGGGTGCTACACCGCCAGCCAAGCCTTTCTCTAGGCTTCGCCCGTCAAGGGTGGTTGGTATTGTGTTGCATCACAGCGGTGTGAAGAACGGCCCTTCGGGAGAAGATGCGGTAAGAGCTTACGAGCGTTTCCACATGAAAACTCGAGGGTGGCGTGGTATTGCCTATAACTGGCTTATTTCTGACGGTGTTCTTTATGAAGGCCGTGGCGCAGGAGTCATCTCGGGTGCAACCAAAGGATGGAACTCTCGAACAGAGAGCATTTGTTATGCAGGATGGGGTTCAGCAGAGGTTGCCGAGGAGAACTTGCGTTTAATTCGCGCTAAAGTGGAGGAAATTCAGGCTCGTTATGGAGGAAAGCTGTGGGTCAAACCGCATTCAAAGCTGGGTTCCACATCATGTCCTGGGTCGTATCTTACTTCTTGGTTGCAACAGGGGATGCCCGTGAACGGCGTAGTTGAAGAAACAACGGTACAAAGTGCCGCTGTTTATTTGGAAAGCATCAAAGAGCAGGTTGCTCGGCGGCCTTTGAGTCGACGGCGACGTTCTCGAGGTGAAGCTGTTCGTGTGGTTCAGGAACGTTTAGCTGAACGTGGCTTTGATCCTGGGCCTGTTGACGGTATTTGGGGTCGTAAGACCACAGCTGCGTTAAAGCAGTTCCAAAGATCACAGGGCTATTTGAAGCCCGATGGTGTGTGTGGTGTAAGAACCTTTCACGCTTTGTTCCTTCAGTAAGGAGATGGATATGCCTAAGGGCAAAGGTTACGGACAATTCGGAGAAACTTTCGGGGATGCTGATGAACAACCATACGATTCGTCGTCGGTTGACAACATGGCTGACATGGCTGCTAAGGCGAAAGCTGATGCTTCTTTCCTCCGATCCACTGCACTTGGAAATCAAGCGCATGGTGGGCGTCCGTTCGGCAAATGAAAAAACCTAAGAAAGCTAAACGACCTCAAAAGCCTAAAGCGCCTACGAGGAAACCTAAGCGGCGTTCTTCGGGGTATTAGGATGCCTTTGAAGAAAGGTTCTTCGAGGGACACCATCTCACATAATATAGGGAAACTAATTACTGAGGGGTATTCTCGTGATCAAGCTGCGGCTATAGCTCATTCGAATGCCAGGAAATCTAGGAGAAAAAAGAAGTGACTGAGATGAATAAGAAAATGGATTGGGGCGATTGGTTTGAACGAACAATCTGGACAGCCGTCGAAGCTGGCCTTGCTATTCTTGTTGTTACTGATGTTTCAAGCGTCAAAGCGGCTGGAACAGCGATGGCTGCAGCAGGAATCGCCTCCCTCAAATCTCTCGCCAAAGCCAGGCTTGGACGCTGAAACCGTGGAAGATCTCGAGGAGAGATGGGCTTCATGGATGGCCGAAGGAGGCCAAGCCCTCGAGAGTGATGTCGAAGAAGAGTTTCTTCGTAATCGCAATACCTTCGAGATGGACGATGGAACTCACGCCAAATGGGTTAAGAATCATCCAAGCGATGAAGAACAGCTGGGTATTCTTTTAGTGTTTTCCCCTGAGGAAGTGAGCGAACTGGTTTGTGCGTGGCAAGACGCCCAAGATGGAAACATGAGTGCCGGTTCGTTTGTAGCTGGGTGGCTTGGCCACTTCATGGAATTTATAGATATTGCTTCTGACGTTCAGGAGCCGTGACCAATCTTTTTTGAACACTTGGTTCTTGTTTCAAGTAAGTGGCTAAACGAACTTTTAGCCCGTCACGGCGACGAGCAATAGTTGTTTTCGGTATTCCTGTAATTTGTTCTGCTTTGCGTAGCGACAAGCTTGCCATAAACAAGGCTTCGACGACCATTCGGTCGATATCATCTTCGCAGCAATGCTTCAAAGCTTCAGCTACAGCATCTTCGAGTTCTTCGTCAACTGCGAGCTCGACTCGTTGGTCTGGTGGCATCCACCAACCCTCGAGTGGATCTCTTGGTTGAACTCGTCTTGAACGGCTAGAGCTTCTAGCGAATCGACGGGCTGGCATGGATATCCCACGGGAGATCTCCAGGCCGAATTTTGATATACGCTTTACCGCGTTTCGTATCGTTATAAGAATCCAATGTGACTTTATTCCCATCGATAATTTCCCAAATCCCTTCAAGGGGTACCCATACACTATCAGATCTAGCTGAACTCCACAGCCAGAAATATACGGGAAGTTGTTGGTTCCACAGGTCGAGGGCTCGTAGCTTCTCGAACTTGATCTTTAACCCGTTTTTCCCGAAGCCTTGAACTTCTACTAAGGCGTTTGGGAGAATGTAGTCGGGGGTGTATCGCATCATCAGAGGGAGCCGTTCGACCCCCCAACCAAGTGGTGGTTTGTTTAACCCGTAACGTAAGGCGTTCGGGTAGTGTGCTTCGAATTGTCCTTCTGCTATGTCTCCCCAAGTGCCATTGAATCTTTCTTGAAGGGTGTATTTCATAGCTTTATTGCGTCCACTCGCCGTACTTGAGAGTCATTTAGAAACGCTCCGTTTTCTCCTTGTAGCCCATCCAGCGTGAGTTTGACTAGGTTGTCTACGTCACCGCCCCAGTTTTTGGTTTCCAAGGTCATTGGTGCAACCCATATCGAAGTACTTTCTTTGCTGTAAACGATTACGACCGATACTGGTCCTTCGAAAGTTGGGTTGCCTGATTCTTCCCAGGCATCTCGTATGCATTGTTCTGCGTCGTGTGTTGTTTTGGGTGTGAAAGCGTGTCCTCGTTTTGTCATGCGGGGCCGTTCTTTGGGTTTCGGCCTCGAGGCGACGTGAACAAAGTAGCTTCCTTCAAGATCCGTCATTGCTGCCCTTAAATTTGAGTTTGAATTTTTGTTGTTCTTCTTGAGCGTGGGTTAACGCTTTCGAAACCAACGTGTCGTATTGTACGTCAGCGTCGTTTCTGTTTGTGTATTTCTGCCCCCATTGAGAATCCCAATCAATTAGAAGTTCTCTCATTTCTTTGGGGTCGTGGCCTGCGAAAGCTAACCCAACCGCTACTGACCACAGTGCTCCTGACCGGTCTTCTGTGGCTCTTGTTCTTGATGGCCCGTAACGCAGCATGTCATTTAACCAGACTGGGTATTCTCGTCGAAAACTTATTCGTTTCTGTGTTAATGGGGCAGGCTTCGGTTTGGGTTTAGCTAACGAAGCTACTTTCTCGAGGTGTTCTGCGGTGGTTCTGCTGCTGTATGCGGCCTCAACGAAATCTTCAAGGGTTAACGACCATGAGCCCTTACGAACGCCTTGACGGCCCGTAGAGCGCACCTTGGGGTAAGGCAATCTGATGCAGTTCCCAAACGTTTTGCCTTCTAACGATATTTGTTTGGGGAACACTTCTGTTGTTGGTGCGTCAACCACATCGCAGATAGAAGTTAAAGCGTTTCTCATGAGCTCTGCGTCAACTGGTTCGTCAACATAGATCCACAAGTGAACGCCTTTGGACCTGGACATTTCAACAAACGAGTTGATATCCAGATAAGCCAGGGCTTGTTCTACGTTGTAGGCATGCACTAAAGAGTCGTCGTCGCCTATGTCCCAGTCGATTGCACCGAACCAGAGTTGGTTTGTGTCACGCAAGATCGGATATACAGCTAACGGTTCTTCACCAAAGAGGTGTGCTTCTACATTGATGTACCAGGATGCTCCGTTGTGTCCTGTTGGAGCTCCTGCAGCGTCTTTGCGGGGACGTACCCCTCCCCCATAGAGGTCTGCTATTGCTCCACCTTGGTGAAGTTCAGCGAATCGTTTGACTAGCTCTCCGTCACTCATTGATCCTCATTACCACTATGCAAGGGTCGGAGCCCGCCCAAAACAATTCAACTTCTTCTTCGGACATGAACTCCTCATGGGTTGAGCACACTGGAGAGTTCACCCATCCTCGTTCAATTCCTTCGGCAATCCATCTGCTGCGTTCCACCCATTCAGAACTCATAACTTGGTTCTCGGTCTGTGGTGTACTCGCAAATAGATCCACAATCCTCGTCGATGTAGTAAAGAAGATCTTCGAGGCGGTTAGGTGGCCGCTTGTTCTTAACCAGATTGACGTTTATTGAGTTCTTGTGGAAGGCCGCTTCGCCTGCGGTTAAATGTTTCCTGTCGCGTTGACGGTAGATCTCGATGACCTGATGTGATTCTTGTTCTCCACCATATCGAGCAACGGAAATACCTCCAGCGGTTCCTCGTTCGTTCGCTCGCCCTGATTGGTGAACCACTGCAAGAGGCAGATCGGCTTCTTTGCACCATCGTTTGCAGGCTTGCGCCAAACGGATAACAGCTTGGCTTCCTGATTCTTTTGCATCTGGTACCAACAATTCCAGGTAGTCGACCATTGCCATAGTCGTTGGCATCTGCCAGTAATCTTCGGCTTCGAACATCACGTCGTGCATGATTCGAAAACTCGGAGAACCATCGTGAATAATCAAACGATCAAATAGGTTCCCTGTTTCCCCAAGTTCTTGTAAATGGTTTTTAACTTCAGGGTCGCCGTTGCGTAATGCATGCTCGACCTCTGCCCCGTTCACACCAAACATGATGGAATAAAGTTTCGCTACTACTAGTTCTCTTGGTTCATCGGGAGAGAAAATGAGTATGCGTGCATCGTCTTGGTTCATCACAGTGTTGACGATGGCTTGATAAAGGAACTGGGATTTACCTGAATGGCTGCGCCCCACGCACAGCATCATTTCCCCACGGCCCAGACCACGGGTAAGAACATCTAATCTGTGGAACCCCGTCATCCAACGTGACTGCGGGTTCTCTGAGTAATCAAGCCACCCATCTATAGCTGTAGAGGTGGGCTCAATAAGGGAAGAGGGGGCCGACACCGAAGAAGATGTTTCGGAACCTGGAGACTGACTTTCCGAAACATTATCGAGCCGCTCATCAATGAGTGACTCAATCAGGGAGGCTTCTAACAGTGTCGGCCCTTCGCTCATCCTACTCGCTCCCTAAGGGCATCGAGTGCTTGACCTTTGCTGGCAAACTCTACGATACCTTCAGCGGTGCGGAAAGAAGAAGGCATGCTGTCAGTCCACAGCCCTTCTCCTTTGAAGTTGTCATTTCCGCAGTCGTTGCGGAATTTGAAATCGGGGCCTTTGCCGCCACCAGATTTCGCTCGACTGTCTCCATAGTTATTGAAGACTGTACTTGGGTTCTCCCAAAGGAAATCCCACATTGCTTGCTTCTCATTGTTAGAGAGAAAGCCGTTGCTATCGCCACCCTTTGGTGGGGTAGCTAACGTCGGAGTTGCGTTATCACTAGACCTGGAAACGCTTCCCGTAGTAGACGCAGCGCTTTTGGAGTTAGTGTCTTCGACCTCTTCTAAGAGGACTGCAAGAACTGTTTCAAATGAAACCGCCCAAGCTTCTCTATCTCCTGAGCCTGCGTGTATTCGACCCGCCACATGGGCGGCTGTTTGGATAATCCCCGTTGAGGGGTTGTAATCGCTAGCCATGCTTACTCCTATCGTTTGTGGATGGCTGACTAGAAAGGGTCTTCACCTAAGAACTTGCCTCGGCAAGTGTCCCAAGCTCCGCACCACTTCGGTGAACAATACCATGAGTCCCACTGTTGAATCGCGGATGGTAGGTTCGCTTCTATCTGTATCGCTACAGAAAGACATAGATCTGTGAGTGCCGCATGGTCCTGAAAGCCCCGTTCCATATGGGTCCAAGCCACATCAGGTTGCGACAAATGACACAGAGAAAATTTTGGTGTTTCTAACGCCCACGTATACACATGAGACTGCAAATTGGATCGATGTTTGATCCACATTTCGTTCTTCCGAGGAGCCTTCGAAGGGTTCTTCCAGTCAACCAGCCATTCATCTTGAACCCAATCGCAGGTTCCAGAAAGACGAATTACACGGTCGTTATCTTCGTAAAGAACTTTGTTGAAGTAAAGCTCCACATCGGTGGGACAGTCTAGTTGCGGGAGAACTTCTGTGTACCACATGTCGAGGTTGCCCCGCACCGCACCTTCCACCTGTTCAGCATCTTGATGCCAAACTGTCCCATCTTCGTTGGCGAAAAGCTCGAACTCGTTTAACCCGAACTCGATCAGATCCCCCGCATCAGGAAGCCGATTCGTTTCCATCCACTCCCCCCCAAACCATTCAATGGCACCATGCACAGCGTTGCCCCGCACCAAATTGCTGTTGTTCGTTTCGGGCGGCATCAAACCCAGGTGCTTCCGTCGAGCGGACTCTGGGCAAAGAAACCACTGATTCAAAAAACTTTGTCTGAACTTGTGTTCATGTCGGGGAGCTCTTACTTTCACGATTCCTCCTCGACGCTGTGAAGACCATCGAAACAAGGAGGACAGAAATAATATCCCGCTCGAGCTCCTCGAAGGATTTCTCGTTTGTCTGCGTCAAAGTAGCCCCACACATTCTGGACTACCTCGCCCCCCATGTATTTGTCCCAATCCTGTTTCCAAACGCTCACCGAATCAGTGCGTCCACAGGTTTGGCATGTCGCTGATGC